CTAATTTGTTATTAGTTCAATGTTCAAGCGCAGTTCTTCAATGTTCTTATGGGTGTATACGCGCTCACCCGTTCCCTTTGATTTATGCCCCATAAGACGATCTATACAAACCTTGTTAGCCCCGGCAGAATCAAGGCGGGAACGGAATGTATGGCGGCACTCATGCGGGGTGTGATCCATGTTCAGTGTATTCATTAGTTCATTCCAAACATCCCGGTATTGGCTTTCGTTCAGCTTCTTTCCGTTGTACTCAAAGAGATACCCGCCTTTAGACTGTTCAAAGCGGCGTTGAACAATACTTTGAATTTTTGAATGAATGGGGACAAGGCGATTTTTACCCGCCGCTGTTTTCACGCCCCCGATCATCGTTCCGGCGTTGAGGTCGATATTTGCCGTTTTCAGCCCGATCATTTCAGAGATACGGAAACCCGTATACAGAAAGAACAGCACAGAATCCGCCCACTCTAAGTTTTGGTTATCCCAAAGCCGTTGCACTTCATCATCTGTAAAAATCTGCTTTGTGGTTTCTGGGATGGGTGCAGACGTGAGTAGATCGGAACACTGCTTTTGGATTATGTCAAGTTCCATTGCAAAGCGGTCAAGATGCCCCCACAGGTTCTTTATTGCGCCTTGGGTTGAGTATCCCTTACCGCACCCGTCTATACAGTCCTGCATCTGGTAAGACTTGATCTGATTGTATTTCAGCCCGCCCAATTTGGCGCAATGGTTATAGGCTGATTTGAGGGATGCCCGGTTAGCTTCACCCAATTTACAAGCCCGCTTATCAAGCCATAGCTTATAAAGTTCATCCAGTGTGATCTTGTCCGCTTCAATGTCCCACGGGGTAGCGTTGAACTTTGCAAGCAGGATTAGACCATCTTCCCGCGTTGCCGTATAGCCTATGGGTTTCTGCTGTCCAGATTTACCCTCACGGACAACCCACGGTTTCCGCCTGTTCCCGGAAAGCCTAGTAACTGACCCGTACCGATTCGGATTTTTCACAGAAATCGCTGAAATTGTAAAATAAACGCAAGAGAAATCCAAAAGATTCTCCTGCGTTTATTTTTTTGCGCATTTTTTTGGGAAAGGGGTGGAACAGATGGCAAAGCACATGGAGTTCGACGACCGCAAGAAGCTGGAACGCCTGTACAACTCTGGAATGAACGGTATGGAAATTGCCCCGCTGATGGGTTATGACTACTCCACCATTTATAAGGAACTGCGCCGCGGTGATACTGGCCGGATGGATGAGCGTGGCCGGGCTGGGTACAGTGCAGACCTTGCGCAGAAGCGGCTCTACCATACGAAGCAGCGGTTACGGTATCGGGCGGAATACCCCGGCGGGCTGAAAGAATGAAAGCACAGACGTTTGAGTTGAACCGTTGCTACAATGCAGACTGCATGAAAGCAATGGCCGCTTTCCCGGATGGTTACTTTGATCTCGCTGTGGTAGACCCGCCCTATTTCAGCGGACCTGAACGCCGCGGGTTCTACGGCTCAAGGGTCAGCCGGATCGGAGTGCATCGGGATTACCCGGTTTCTCCCGTGTGGGAAGTGCCGGGGAAAGAGTATTTCGACGAACTGATGCGAGTGAGCCGACACTATATTATATGGGGCTGCAACTATTTCAGCTATGGCTTTGCTCCGGGGCGTATCGTATGGGATAAGTGCAACCAAGCGACAAGCTTTTCCGACTGCGAGATTGCGGCAACAGACCTACTCAAGACGGTCAGACTATTCCGCTATATGTGGAGCGGGATGATGCAGGGCAAGAGCATTTCCGAAGGGCATATCATGCAGGGAAACAAAAGCCTGAATGAAGTACGAATTCACCCAACGCAGAAGCCGATTGTTCTGTATGACTGGATTTTTCAGAATTTCGCAAAGCCTGGACAGAAAGTTCTTGATACTCACCTCGGAAGTGGCAGCAGCAGAATTGCCGCCTATGAAGCGGGTGTTGACTTTATTGGCTTTGAAATCGACCCGTTCTATTTCAAGACACAGGAAGAACGCTTTGCGAATTACACGAACCAAACCAGTTTATTTCACATGAGGTAGAAAAATGCTTGAACTTGCAATCTGGCTATATCACATCGGCACCCCTGATCTGGCGGTGAGGATTGCGACAGATGTGGCGACGGCTCTTTTTCTTTTGTGGGGCATCCTGAACCACTACGCCAAAAAGGAAGCTGAGGAAGCATTTCTTGAGGTGTCCAAGGAGGCGCATTACTGGAAGATGGTGGCGAATCACAGACGGGATATGTTGGATAAGACCCGGGAGAATTTATACAAATGGTATGGATCAAGGAAATCGTGATGGCCGGGATTATTACGGTGATTGCCTGCGCCGGAATCTTTGAGCTGCTGGAACGCCGTAAGCGGGCAGCGTTCAAAGAGCAGATTCACGATCTGGCGCAGAAGTACATAGACAAGATGAAACAGGAAGAACACGTTAAAGAGTGAGCTTCCGGGCATGGGCAGACCTACCCGCCCACCATGCGGCTAGTCTATCTAGGGGGCGGCCGCCCGGCTACCGCAAGGCCGGGGCCCTACCTGCTGGGGGCAGAAAGAATACAGCGGGGCGGCCCGCATGGGTGGCGGCTACCTGTCCGATGCCGCCTTTTTATCTGGTACGGCCAGTGCAGGAGGGGGTGCATTCCCTTCCGCCCGGTGCTAACCCCGGGGCGTACCGCCAAAGACCGAACATCCACCCACCAAAGAAAGGACTACGATATGAACGACGAAAAGAAAATTGGCTTTTCCGTAGAACTGGAAAACAACCGTGTTGACCTGTGGGCAAATGGTGACGATGAAACGCTGGTGAACCTTGCCGTTGCAGCGACAGCGAACATTGTTGCTGCGGCTTGCGGCAATGACGCGAAGGAGGCCAAAAAGCTGCTGCAGGATGTGAAGATCGGGCTGGATGCAGCACTCGATCAGGCGTTGGAGCATCCTACCCAGGAAATCAACCCGGAAGACTTCAAGGCTATTGGTCCCGCTGATCTGCCTGCCAAACCTCTGGGCAAGGCTTGATTTCGGAGGAACACGGCATGGAGGGACAAGGCGTATATTCCCCGAAAGAACAGTACAAGCAGATGTTTATTGAGGCGGTCGGGAAGAGACCTGGTAGCATGGTGATGTGGCGAGTGCTTGACGAAATTGGCTTTTTCAACAGCCCGGCCAGCGCAAATCATCACCTGAATGTACCGGGCGGTCTGCTGATCCACTCCCTCAATGTAGCGAAAGCTGCAATGGAACTGTGCGAGGCGGAACGGTTCGCACAGTGCGATAAGAACGCTGTGCTGACTGCCGCCCTGCTGCACGATGTCTGCAAGGCTGGGAAGTACATTGCAAAGCCGGAGGGAGGGTATCGGTACAGAGACACCCGGATGCTGGGGCATGGTGAAGAATCGGTCATCCTGATTCAGCACTGGATGTACCTCACGGAAAAAGAGACGCTGGCGATCCGCTGGCACATGGGTGCCTACACCGGGCAGCAGGACTGGGATACCCTGAGCAAAGTATATGACAGCTGCCCAGAGGCTCTGTGCGTTCACATGGCGGATATGATTGCCACGCACATTATGGAGGTAGAAAAGTGAGCGGGTGTGCCGCCTATCTTGAACTTCCGAGCGGTGAGCGAATAGAGATACCTGCGGAGATGCCGGATGTCACAGAAGCTGACGGAACCCTATGGGACGGGAGCTTTGAACTGCCGGAATCGGTGAAAAAGCTGATGGAATGGGCGGATGAAGCAGCTATAGAATGGGGCAGCGATCCTTACTTCCTCGAAGGGTGGTTGAAACCTCGGCGGCGGATAAACTTCAACCCGCCGGAGCACTGGGAAACGGTGCAGGACAAACGCTGCAACACGTCCCCACTTGGACGGTGCAGTTACCTACATAAAGCAAGGAGGGTCAAGAGCTTGGCGAGGAGCGCACATATCAGAATTGCCCTGCACAGGGGCACAAAGAAGAATGACGTAGAACAGTGCAAACACACGTTTAAGATCACCGATGCACGATGCGCTCCGTGCGGCGGCTACAACGTGGAGTGCAAGCACTATGAGGGAAACGATGCTGCTGATACAAAGCATTGTCCCCGGTGAAACAATAGGCAGCCCTGCCCGCAAAAGCGGGGCTGCTTTTTATGTGGCGCGGGGTGCCTTTCTGGTACAGGGGCACTGTGAATGGGGCAGAACCCCATCTGCGCCTACTTAACGCTTTCCATGAAAGCCGGGCACGGCCATGAAGTCAGCCGCCCGGCACGGCGGAGCGGTGCTGTACAGCAGCGTCCTCCTTTCCGTTCAAGCCCGATGCAAAACCGGGCTGCCGTTCTTGCCGAAGCCGCACCCGCATGGATATGACGGGAACGGGTGCGCCGCAGTGTGAGCGCAGAAACACCCTGTTCAACTTGCTCAGGCCAAAAGCAACAGGCCATTGCAGTGGCCGTCCCGCTCTGTACCTCTCTTACGGAGCGGGTCTGATATGCGAGCGCAGGGTGCCGCCTGTTTCCGATTCCCCATCATCAACAGGCGGGCCGGTTCGATGCCGGCCGTTCGCACAAGAAAAGAGGACAACTATGGAAATCAAATGCTTGACCCAGGACTTCCCGCAGGGAAAACGGGTATACGATGCGGACGGCGTAGCTCCTTCGCTGATGCACACCGCCAGCACCATGCGGTCGCAGGCCATTCTGGTTCGAGGGGGGGGCAGCGGCGTGAACGCTGAGAAAGACGTGTGCTGCATTGCATCCACCCAGACTAACGCCGAACGCCTGATGAATACAGCACCAACCCTGAGCCGTGACAAGGACAGAACCATTGTAGGCTACAACTCGTTCTGCCTTGCCGGGAACTTCGTTGATCGAAACACAAACCAAAATGGAAGTGGTGTCCGAGAAAATGCCTCGTTCACGCTGAACACGCAAGACCGTCATGCGGTGGCATACGATGCAAGAAACAGCCGTCTGAATGGCACGGTGAGCGGAACGCTCCAAGCGAAAGAATCGGGGGGATGGAGTTTGAATTACATCAACCCGGTCATTCAGCCGGATGTGCTGCGCCTGCCGGAATGGATCGTGCGCCGCCTGTTGCCGATGGAGTGTGGACGATTGCAGGGCTTTCCAGATGGATGGGGAGAAATTGCACCGCTGGCGAATGAAACGGAAATCCAGTTCTGGCGGGAAGTGTATCTGAGAAACTGCAAGATCAAAGGGCAGAAGCCAAAGAAGATAATTGCACGGGCAGATGGAGCCAGAAGCGATGCCGCTGTGAAGAAATGGCACGACGAGCTGCACAGTCCGTCGGCGGAGTATTCCATGTGGGGCAACGGCATGGCCTTGCCGAATGCCCTGTTCTTCGTCCAAAATGCTTTCCGGGAATTGGGGAAGCCTGCGGCGGAGGTGAAGCTGGGCAGCCTGTTCGATGGAAGCGGGACCATGCCGCTGTGTGCCGTGATGTGCGGCGGGCGGGCTGTGTGGGCAAGCGAAGTGGAGCCTTACCCGATTGCTGTTACCAAGACACACCTGCCGGAGATGCAACACCTCGGCAGCATAACGGACATCAAAGGCGGTCAGATCGAGCCGGTGGACATCATCACTTTCGGCTCTCCTTGCCAAGACCTGAGCATTGCGGGAAAGCGCAAAGGACTGGGCGGCGACCGAAGCTGCCTGTTCTATGAAGCAATCCGGGTCATCCGGGAAATGCTGTCTGCCACAGGCGGAAGGTATCCGCACTTTGTCATTTGGGAAAATGTGCCGGGTGCGCTGTCGTCGCATGGCGGAAAGGATTTTGAAATTGTTCTCAACGAGCTTTTGCACCTCCGAGATTTTGCCGGAGGTGGAACAGATAAGCCTATTCGCCAGCATGGAAAATGGGCAAAGGCTGTGTCCTACGGAGCTGTTGCCTATCGAATTGTCAACGCTCAATATTGGGGAATCCCCCACCGTCGCCGAAGAATATATGCTGTCTGCGATACTCGTGGAGAAGCCGCCACGATGGTCGCTTTTGAGCGTGGCGGCACTGAATGGCATTTTAGACCGTGCCTCCCGGAGGGGGGGCAGACCGTTGCCTGCCTTGCTCCTGACTGCTATTCATGGCATGATCGCATGGTGGAAGCAGGAAAGCTCCGAGGGGGGGCAGAACGAGCCTACACCCTGAAAATCCGGCAAGGCTGTGAGAGCGGCGGCAAAGGTCCGCTGGTGCAGACGGAGCTTTCCGCGACGCTGGCGACACGCCAAGACCAAAGCCTGATCCAACGTGCGGCCGGGTTTGACCTTGGAAATTCTGGCGGAATCGGCTATTCAGAAGAATGCAGCCCGACACTGATGACCGGGGCGGGCGGAAACAAAACGGCTGTTGTACAGAATCAAAGACTGATGGAATCTCTGGTGCTAAACGACCAAGGCGGGAAAAACATGGATGTTTCTGTAAATGTAACAGGAACTCTCCGCGCACAAACACACGGGCACCCGCCTGTTGTGTTCCAAAAATCGGAGGATGAAGGAAATGAGACCTGATACCCTGTCGAAGCTGGCTGTATCTGTTGCGATTTGCGCGGCAGCTGCCAGCAGTGTTGCCGTTGGGCTGGCGAACAGCCGGATCAACGACCTGGAGATCCAGCGGGATATTTACAAATCCCGCGCAGAGGACTGGGAAGGAACCGCCGGAGTTATCGCCCAGTATGCAGACGATCTGGCGGACGAGTTGAAAATCAGGGGTGTGCTGGATAAAAAGTTGGTTGTCGAGTATGCCGGGGCTTTCGAGTGTACCGCATACTGCACCGAGAAATACCAGCACATCTGCGGCACGGGCACGGGGATCACCGCCAGCGGGCAGCCAATCCAAGCGGATGTAACTGTGGCAGCAGACCAAACGCTTCTCCCTTATGGCACGGTGGTCTACATCGAAGATGTTGGAATCCGCATTGTGCAGGACAAGGGCGCAGGGGTACAGGGCAACCATATCGACGTTGCCGTTTCCGGCAGCCATGAAGACGCTTTGAAATGGACAGGCTACGGCGAACACCGGGTCTGGATCATCAAGGAAACAGACTGAAAGGATGGAAAGCAACATGAAGGTAAGAAGAACCGAGAAAATCAAAGTCAACACGTTCCGGGTGGGTGATGTCATTCGCTTTAAGCTGTCCGATGGTGAAAAGGTAGAGATGCTGGCTGTCAAGGAGGAAAAAGACGGTATGCTCTTCTGCTTTGCGGACTGCCTGGCAAAGGAATACAGAATGAACGCACAGAACACCAATGCGGGCGGCTGGGATGCCTCCGACTTGAGGAAGAAGCTGAACGGTGAAATCCTTGACCGCTTCCCCCAGAAAATCAGGAAGCTGTTGCTGCCTTTTGAAAACGGAGACCTGCTGCGCCTGCCGACGGAAAAGGAAATCTTCGGCTCAAACCCGTGTGGTGAAGATGAACCCGAAAGCGTGAGCCAATGGAAGCCGATGAAGCAGCGGAAGAATCGCATTGCTTCCCAGGGCTTGAACGGCGGATGGGAATGGTACTGGCTCCAGAATCGGGTGCCGGTCTCGGCGGCCTATTTCGCCAACGCGGACAGCAACGGGAGTTTTGCCTACTCCGACGCCTCGGGTGAGGCTGGTGTCCGCCCCGTCGCCAAGATCAAGAATCCCATATCCGCACCTGCCTGTCAGGTGCGGAACGATGAAGACGAGCAGGAAGGTTGAGGTAAAAAGCATGGATGGACTGGTTAAAACTCTCGGTACGGTTCTGCTTCTGCTGGCCGCGGCAATTTGGGCGGCGGTTCTGCTGCTGGCACCCGCTGCACTGGCTAAACTCTGCTGGCTGTATCTGTTCGCATGAGGCTGGCCGGGATGAAAACGTATGAAGTGGTCTTGAAAGGCTGTGGCCGTGGCTTGCCGTGTTGGTTGATATACCGGGTAAAGGCGGCGTCTGCCGAGGAAGCAATTACCCGCGCCAAACAGCAAGCTGCTGCGCACTACATAGAATTTGAATGGTTTGAGGTTCAGACCATCGGAGAGGTATACGCATGAAAATTGCAGCGATTGCCAAAGTAATTAAAGACCGTGGCTCCTGCCACATTGTCAGGATTCACGGCGCAGAAGATACCGAAACGAGTATGTTCATTGGCACAGGCTCTGAACTTTACTCTCTGGAAGGGTTCCCTAAGCCGTGGACAGAAGCGGAGATTATGACGATGCTCGGGATGCAGAAAAAGCAGTGGGAAGATGTGATCTACAAAGAGTATCTGTGCGACACCGCGGAGGACGTATGCGGGATGAACCTTGAGGACGCACTTCAGAACGAGATTGAGTGCCGAAAAAGCTCCATCAATCTTTGCATCGGAGGGGCACTCCTTATGGGGCTGATGACCCCGGACGAAAAAACAATAGATTTCATCCCGGTCAGCAAGCTGGCACCAGTTATGGATGAAATCAAAAAGAGCGACTACATCAACTATTGCCTGCGCCGCGCAAAGAACGGCTCCCGATACTATGATGTCCGTGACGGGATGATGGTGCGGGCAGCAATTTTGCCGATCACGCTGTCGGAAGGTCTGGTGAAAGGTATGCAGAATATCGTGAATATGACCCGGAACACAGTACAGTCGTGTAAAACGGAGGATAAAGAGGCGGAATGATTTTATCAAAAGAGGCAATCGAGAAAGCCGCCAACTGGTGGGCGGAAAGAATACTCGAAGATCGTCCACACAGTAATGGAGATAACAGCTTCACTTCCGTTACTGCGTGTCTCCTTGCTGACATGGGGCGGCAGAACATAACACCAAATCAGGCGGACACGTTCAAAAAAGCATTGGCAAAACGCATGGCAGAATACGCAGAAAGTGGGATGTTTAACCACTTTTCCATCATGTGCGATTATGGTCCATGCAGGATGCTGGCCGATGCGGCCAATGAAGCGGGAATCAGTACCGCAAACTTCCCGTTTAAGACAACGATGTTTCTTACGGAAAAAGATGGCATTATGGTACGCGATGGCTATGGCGCACCGGCTGTCAAGCTGTGGGGGTAACGACATGGACGAGAAAAAGAGTGCGCCGGCAGAAATCGAAACCGTCACCATCACCATGAGCCGCCCGGTAGCTGAGGCGGTAGCAAAAGCCTGCGAGATGTACCTTCGTCTGCACATGGGGCAGTTTGAAGACCTGACAGACGAACTGTGCATGGCGAAGTTCTACGCCGCTCTGGAAAACGATTCGTTTGCCGACGAAGAAGAACGAGATGAAATCTTCCATATCTCGATCGACCGACGGAACATCATGCAGGAAGAAGTGGATAAGCTGTACAAAAGATATGTTCTTTCCGCCCCGCTTGATTACTGCATGAGAATCCCGTACCGGGCAGAGCAGGTCTGGCTTGCAATCCGCCACGCTCTGGCATGGCACGATAACCCGAAGGGCGACTACACGGTTCAGTATGACAAGCCGCTCAACCGTTCGGATCAGCCGCAGCCGATGGTGCAACTGTACGAGGCACCCACCGAAGGAAAGCCTGCCTGTGATGGCAAGTGCGCAAAGCGCGGGAGGTGCTGATATGCAAAAGATGTTCAAGGCTATATTTTGCGATATATGCAGGAGAGTTGCATTTCAGGAACAGTTTGAGGGCGGGTTTCAGGATACGCTGACAACGCAGGACTGGGTGACTGACTGGCAAGTGACAACTGATTTTAACGGATTCCCTTTGAAGTATCCAAGAGTAATTGACCTTTGCCCGCAATGCCGTGCAATGTACGGGAAAAGGCCGCTCGAGGTCGGAGGAAAAATACAGCATCATGTGTGAGGTATTTACATGAGAAAGAACGGCGCAATGTTCATCTGCAACCGCTGCCGCAAGCAGGTATTTGCAGAGCGGATCGACGACGGAAAGTATGACAGCAAACCGCTGGACGGATGGGCACTTGATTGCGAAAGAATCTGTGGCGTTGGCGATCTGTGCCCGGACTGCTTCAAAGCGTACCGGGAGGCAATGGATGGATTCTGGAATGGTGGAAAACATGGGACCTGAAAAAATTTGCTGTAACTGCCGCTGGCATGAGGAGTATACCTGGGCCTGCTTCAATGGCTTGTCGCTGAACTGCACCGATGTCACCGACGTTGAGGACAGCTGCGAACACTAGGAAAAGCGGACGGACGAAAACGGCATTGAAGACTACGAGGTAAACTGAAATGACAACCAAGAGAATGAAAAAGCTCCTGATGGGCATGGGGCTGTCCCGGAACCAGGCAACCCGGATGATTCGGGAGCAGCGCACCGAAGGATCGAAGGACGTGAGCAACGCTCTTTACTTCCACGTCTTCCAAAAGAACTTCTATTTGATCGTGTCCAACTGCGGCGGCGAGGTGCTGCCCTATCTCAACAGCTTCGTTTTGAAGTGACTACAGGTTGAAGATAAGCAAGCCCGTCGTAAAATTGCCGCCCTGACGAGGCGGCAAGGGGCTTGTATACCGAGGATAAACTAAGGGACACGGGAGCAGCGGCTTGCTTAAAGTTTGTTTAGAGTTTGCTTAGAGCTTGATTAGAAGCAGCCGTTCCCGTGACCGGGGGTACAGGGGGAACCCCCTGTATTGTCTCCCCGCGGCAGAAGGGCGTAACGGACAGCAGGGCTTCCCGGAGCGGGGGCGGGGGCAAGCATAAAAGTACACGGGCGGCGGGCGGTTTGGCCTTTATTCAGCAAATTGGACGTTTACGGGAAGGAGGACGTAGTGGGTATGGGCGGCGGCTTTTATGTCAGAGAACAGAAATACATCTGCGGCAAAAATTATGCCACTGCGCCCACCATGCAGGCGGAGTTTTTCGAGGTTTCCGAGAAAGAGCATAAGGCCAGCACCCGGCGGAAGAAAGAACTCGCCACCAGTCTGGCGAAGGAAGCCTACAACCTCCGCAAATCTGGCCGCTACCTGGTTCTGCTGGTAAATACGAACTTCCGGCCCGGTGATTTCTCGGTTACATACACCTACGACGACGAACACCATCCTGCCCCAAATGACCTTGCCCGTGCTGACCGGGATTTCTCCAATGCAATCAAGAAGCTGTACCGCCTTTGCGATAAACAGGGCATCCAGCGTCCAAAGTGGGTCGTGGTGACGGAGTATTGCACCGTGGACCCGGTGACAGGTGAAGTGTTGGGGCGGCACCATCACCATGTCATTATGACGCACCCGGCGGGGCTGACCCGGGAAATGGTGGAACAGGCGTGGAATGGTCGGGGTATGGCTCGATGTGAGCCGCTGCACTTCGACCACAACAGTGTGGAGAGCCTTGCCCGGTATATCGTGAAGAACCGCCGTTGCAAACGGCACTGGCGGCAGAGCCACGGTCTACAGCCGCCCAAAATGCCCAGACCGAACGACAACAAAATGAGCCGATCGAAGCTCAAGGACGTGTGCGAGAACTGTCTGGAAGACCGGGCGTATTGGGAACAGATGTACCCGGGGTATACCCTGCATCGGTGCGAAGTCATCATCACGGGCAATTCAACCCGTCACCTGATCGTGAGCCTATACCGCAAGGAACCACCGAAGAACAAGAACAGGAGGAACCAGCCTTGAGCGCAAGAATGGAACTGGAAGACCTGCCGCCCCGGTATCGCGCCCAGGCGGAGAAGCAAATAGCCGCCCGATGCGCACGGAAAGCCCCGGCAGGGGCGGTATCGCTGGAAGCAGCGGCCAAGGCTGCCGGGGAGATCGGGAAAACCTTCGAGAGCAAGGGCGAGTATGATTTTTACATTGGCACGGTGCTGCCGGGCATCCAGTCCGGCAGGATCATTAAGGCAACGCCACACGTTGCCTTTCCTTTGCTGCCCGCAAAGGATTTTTGCGCCGTCCACCTCCCGGCGGCAAGGTATACGGCGGATTATGTGCTGGAATACGCAGACGGCACGGTGGAAGTGGTGGAAATCAAGTCAAAATTCACCCGGCGGGCGCAGAGAGACTATATCTACCGTCGCAGACTGTTTATTGACCTGATCGCAGAGCCAAAAGGGTACACGTTCCGGGAAATCATCACCCCGGACACAAAATCCGAGATCAAAGAGTGGAAACGTCTGGCTGAACAGGCGGGAAAGGAATCATCATGGGCAAAAGCAGAGCAAGAGTGCCGTCGTATTACCGGCAGAGCATCCAGAACGCCGTAAATCGGCAGATCAACCTTGGCCGCACCAAAACGGCAGCATCGCTGAATCGGGAAGCTATCGGGCAGGTCGTGTCGTACTGCTTTGTGGCAGCGGCGCACGACATTCTGAATTTTGATGCAGGAAGAGCGGCTGTGCTGACCGTCAAGATGAACAATGCGGCGGAGCGGTACACCCTTGATCGGGACAAACGGGGGGCACGGAAAGCCCGCATTGCGCTGGAAGACCGCACCACGCCGCTGATGGTGGAAACTTTCCTGCTCCCGGCGGGAAAGCTGGGCAAGACGGCCAATGAGCGGGAAATCCTTGCCGAACGCCGGGATGCTGCCGACATGGTGGCCCGGTATTGTGTGGAAGCTCTACACGACATGAGCTATACCGTGGAGCAGATCGCCGCTGTCATGCAGGAGACCCGCTCCAACTTCGAGCAGTTCCTTGGATGGTCCGAAGATGGCGAGATGGTAGCTTACGAGAAGCTACGCCGTGTGGTGGAGGACATCTACGGCGTGGGGGCTATGGTCGAGCGGGTAAACGGGCAAGGCCCCATCTTCGGAAGCGAGTTTTAATTTTTCGGGAGGCAGAGCATGAAGACACACGAGGCGGAAGCGATTCTGAAATACTGCGCAGACATTCCACGTCGGCTTTCAATCATCCGCCGCCAGTGCGCCGCTTTGGACGACGAAGTGGACACCCTGAAAGGCATCAACATGGACGGTATGCCCGGCGGAGGGCGGCCCGGGGACAGCACCGCGGCGATGGCCTGCAAGATGGACGATCTGGGCATTGGCGACAGGCTGCGCAGTCTGGAACGTCAGCAGGCTCTTTTGAAGTCCGACGAGGCTTTGATCCGGGGACAAATTGACCGTCTGGACAGTGTCCACAATCTGATCCTGACAGAATACTACATCGGCCACAAAAAATGGGCAGAAGTGCAGGTCGATGCGGGATACAGCATCCAGCATTTGAAACGGCTTCGGAACGTGGCTTTGCTGGCCTTTGGCCGAGGCGTGGAACGGCTGCCCGAGTGCCCCGCCTTATTATCACGCGCGTATAACGTGCGCGAGACCCTGCCCAGGGCAGATGCGTGGCTTGAGGGCGATATTCTCCTATAGGGGAGATCGACCGTCGGGGCCTCACGCAAATGCGCTTCCGCAAATTGTGTCCACCCGGCGCAGAAAAACAAACACGACTACCCGGAAATGTGGAAAAGTTGGCGAGAAACTACCCGGCGGGCTGTGCGGCCTGCCGGGTAGTGTAGAATCTGAGATTTTGGAGGGCAAAAGCTATGAGCATACATTGCATGGGAATACGGCTGGTTCCAACAAGGGCGGCAGGCTACCCCCATCGGGCGGATGGGGATGAAAAAGTGCTGCGAGAAGCCGAGACCGAACTTGTGGACATGGATCTCAAAGAAGATCAGCAAGCCCGTCCAAAATGGGCACGAGAAGAAGATGAACTCTGCAAATTTGTTAAAATCGACGACAAAGGAAGCATTGAACTGATTTCGGCCATCGGTAAGGGGGTCCGTTTCAGGAACAGGGAGAGCGTGAAGAATGTCCTTGAATTTGTCGAAAAGCTGTTCGATGAAATGCAGGAGGGCGACAATGAGAATCAAAATTGAGATCAGTGGAATCGGATTGCGTGAACACGTTGCAAAAATCATTGCAAGACAAATCGTGAAAACAGGGATAAAAGAAAAACAAAAGTGGTATAACGAAGAAGCTATCCAGTGCGAGTTGAATAACATGGGCACAATCAAGCTGGTTAAGTGCTGGATAAGAAATGTTTGGCCGCTTCCACAGCTACACTCTTTGCAATCTCGACTATCACGTCTGCACTGAAAGAACCGGCTTTTTTAGCAACGCTTTTGACCTTTGCCCAGTTTGTGTCTGCTCGGATATTCTCAAGAAAGCTATGTCCGGCGGGGGTCAATTCCCGGATGTTGACACGGTACTGTTCAGGGTGAGAACCGGGGCAAAGAGCGATAAGCCCAGCTTCGGCGCAGTATTTCACGGAATAAAGAATATCATCATTGTCGAATTTAGCTTCAAGCTCAACTTGATAAGTAGGCGGATCAATGGGTTCTTCACCAAGCATATCAAGAATATCAGCCCGTGCATAACGAATGAAGTAGCAGTAGTGGTCAAAATCTGTGTGTTCTTCAACGCAGAGCATAACAGCCCGCACACAATCCATGCTCAGCTTCATACAAATCCATCCTTTCAACACCATAAGCCCGTCAGGTCATCGACCCGGCGGGCTTTTCGCTTTTGTGATTACTTTTCGTTCGGATTCTCAGGCTCAGGCGGCGCATTGCGCTTGATGATGATCTGCGGGGCATCCGGGGCGGCTCCCTGCTCTTTGGCGTACCGGGCGATTTCATCCGGCAGCCCGACGGGGAAACCGTTCTCGTCAAGCGGACCATCATAGCCCGCAAAGTCCACGATATGCACGGCGGGCGGCTCGGGGATCGTTTTGTAGTATCTGCCGTCCTCGTAGTTCTGATCTGTGACCCGGTTCCAATAGCCAATGTCGCCGTGCTGCTCCTGGGCGGCAATCATAGCGTCATAGGCTTGTTCCTCGGTCAATCCGTCGAACAGGAGCCGGGAACCATCGGCAAAGGCAGCAACCAGCCGCCAAGGGGCGAAAAACTCTGCGTCATTCACAGAAATACCTCCATTTCGGTAGTTAAGCCCTCAAATTGTAGGTTTTGTATCAAAAAGGCGGGTTAAATATGCGGAAATGGCATCCTTATCCGCCAATGTGCATTTTTTGCACATTTCATTTTGTGGGGATGTACCCGTGCAAGCAGCGGTTGTGCCCGTATTTCGTGAGGGCGGCAGTGACACGATCTTCCGGGAAGTAAAATACAAGTTCATTTTCGTTGGGAAGACCTGCCCCGGCGGGATATTCAATGCCGCTGTACCAGTCTGTTTCCATCTCATACTTGCGCCGCAGGTATTTGTAAACATCCCGCTGTGCTTTGTCGAACACCTCCACGAAGGAGAAGGAAACACACGGCGGCATCTCGGAAGCCAGCATGGGCACGTTTTCGGCGATCCATGCCGCAATTTTGTCTTTGGCGGCGTTGCGGCGGGGCTTGTCATCGCGGTGGATGGCATCCAAGATCATTACCAAAGCTGGTTTCGAGAGCTTAGAAAGCTGTTCGGCCAGGGGGTAAGGATTTTCGTGCAGCAGGGGCGACGTGCGCAGTTCATCGGCGAGATCGAGATCATAGCAGGTAACAGCCCGCTGGCGGTCGTCTACCCGATCGCTGGTGTAGTACAGCATATTTTCGATGTGCTTTTGCGCAGCCTCGGAAAGCTGCTCCACAAGGGCAATGCTGTCCTCAAAGCTGATCTGCGCTTCGTTCCGTTCGCCGCTGCTCCTGCCCGTCTTATAGTCCAGAGGGATGATCCCAAGCTCCATAGCAAGGCGATAGATATGCTTGCAGGGCTTTTTCCGTTTCACAAAATCGTTGCAGGTGCAGGCAGCAAGGCTGGTCTGATAGGGCAGCTTGCCGGAGCCGTAGAAAACCCCGGTTTCGTGTTCCCGGTCAATGCTGGTGGGGCTGGTCTTGCTCTGCTGGGCACTGTTCAGCCGCTTTTCTTCGTCGGGTCCGGCGTTCTGTTCAGGCCAAGGGCCAAATGCAGGAATCGTATACATGAGAATACCTCCTTGTCGGTTTTTGTTACTGGATTTCGTTACAACCATGATAGGGCAAAACGCAAAGAAAAGCAATAAAACGCAAGAAAGATTTCGTGTGGAATCCCACAAAATCCCCGGCGGGTGGCCGGGGCGCAGAAATCAGGCAAAGCGGATGGTGTTTCGTGCCATGCGGCCGCGCAGGGCGGAGAGCGTCAGACTGCCGCAGGCGTTATCCCATCCACCCCCGGCGGCGGGAATGTAGGGATACAGGGTGCGCGGGTCGTTGGAATCCGGGTCAACGAGATGGTGGACGCGCCCGGTTTCATCGTCCGTGTAAACGTCCCATCCTGCAATGCTGTGGCGGGTATAGGTTTTCATACTCGAATCCTTCCTTTCGTGTTTCGTGCTGGGCGGCGGCTCAGGCTTCGGTGAAGTGGGAGACGGTGCGGCGGGACAGCGCAAAGGCGATGGCGGGCACATCGTCGTCCGTTTCGCTGCGGGCTTTGATGGCCTCGGCGATGCGGGCCAGATCGTCCGCCGTGATGCCGCCCGGCTTGCGGCTGCTCTCGGCTGCATCGTTCAAGATGCGGTCGTATTCTTCACAATCGCACCGGGTGCAGTAGTTATTGGCGATGCAGGCGTAACGTGCGCCCTCAACGTCCAGAATGCGGGTCTCTTTCAGTTTCATTTCGTGACAGCTCCTTTTCGTATTTCGTGATACTCCCGGCGGGCTGCCGGGGTAGTGGGGCGGGGCTGCTTTACGGTGCTTGCCCTGCCAGAGTGTCCGATTTCGTGTTATGCGTTGCCGTCGAGAACGTCCATCACCTGATGTGCGGCATACTTTCCGTTTGCGGTGAGCTGCCGCTGCCATGCGCTGTTGCGGGGAGACCAGCGGAAACCGTTCCGTTTCAGCAGTTCCCGGGTCTCGTCATCGGGCTTGCCGTCAAAGATCAGCTGAACCCGCATAGCCTCGGTGTCTTCCCGGTAGGTGTAGCCGCTGCGCTCTTCTTCCACCGGGGCGGCGGCTTTGGCGGCTTCCAATTTCGTGATCCGCTCCTTTACCCGTTTGATGTTGGCGTTGCTGTTGCTGAGGGCGTAGGTCGGGAAGGGCTTGCCGTGGAACTGCAGCGGGGACCCGTCGCCGTTCCGCCCGCCTGCGGGGTAGACCTTCGGTTTCGTGATCCATGCCATAGTGTCGGCGGGGATACCCTCGAAACCGTCCAGCGTTTTGTTTTTGCGGTAATAGGCATTGGCGGAAATCATCATTTCGTGCCCGGCTTCCAGCCCGGCCAGCTTCTCCCGGAGATAGTCCAGCACCTCGGGGTCATTGCTCTTGACGGTGAGGGTGTGGGCGGTCTTGAGCAGATCGAGATAGTGTTCCGCCTTGCGGAAGGTTTCGTGATTGGCTTCCCATGCCTTGACCTGCTTCTCCTTCTTCCGGGTCGGGAAATTGCCAGCCCCGCAGATCATCACCGACGGGCAGCGGGTGCCGATCTCGTTGTCCCGGTTGATGGCCTCGGCCAGCGTCCTGGCGTAGCGGTCAAACAGAAACTCGGCGTGTTCCTTCTGGGCCTCGGTGCTGCACAGGGCTTTGACCCGTTCCAGGATGGCGGTAGCCTCGGCAACGTCGGCGTTGTAGCCAGCGGTTGCGCTGCCCTTCTCGTAGTCGCTGAAGGACCGCATTTCGTGAGAGAGGCGGGCGGCAGATTCGTTGATGGTGTAAGTACGCATTTCGTGTATCTCCTTTTCGTGTTGGATTTCGTGATACTCCCGGCGGGATGCCGGGGCGGTGGGATCGGGTCGCTTTGCGGTGCGGCCCGTCAAGGTGTCCGTTTAATCCATCTGGCAATAGTCCATGGCCTGATAGCCCATCCCGGCAAGTGCCCGGGTCATTGCTTCGGCGTTTCGTGTGCGGGCGTTGCCCTGCGCTCTGGTGTCCGGCCCGAAGACCCACCGACGGCCCCCGAACAGGTCCCAAGAAAAGCAGCTCGTGCCCGCTTCCTTGGCGGCCTGCTCCACCTTTGCCGCCTGCCAGCGGGGAAGACTGAGGGCGACGGAATCAAAGTTGCAGGTGCCGCCGTCTTCCGGGTTTTCGCGTTCGGCGTTGCGTCCGGCTTCCAGCGCGGCCCGCAGGTCATCCCGCAGCTTTGCGTATTTGCCGGAAAGCGGTTTCGTGGCGGGCTTCTCGGTGAGGCGGCGGAACAGTTCCCCATACAGGCGGCGGGCGGTGTCCAGGTCTTCCACCTCGTCGCTCTCGATCTCGTTCCCTTCGGCATCCAGTGCGGCGACGGTGAAGCGGCCCGGGGTGATCTCGGCCACGTCCACGACGATCTGCCGCCCGTTGTAGTCGCTGCCCTCGTAGTGGAGCCATGCGGTGCGCTGGTGGGTCTGCTGATATGCTGTCATGGTGTGCATCTCCTTTTCGTGTTTCGTGATGCTCCCGGCGGGCTGCCGGGGCAGTGGGGCGGGGCTGCTTTGGGCGGTGCAGCCCTGCTAGAGTGTCCGGGGAAGGTCAGGCGGTGTACAGGTAGCCGCGGCGGGCACAGATGACGGTAAGCCGGGCCGCGTCGATCTGCTGTTGAAGTTCCGCGGCCTTGCTGGGGTTGTAATGGATCTCGCGGCGCAGGGTCTGGATCTTCCACCGTGCGGGGAGTTCCACGTTGATCTGCTCGAAGATGTTGTTAAACTTTTTCATGGTTCGTTCTCCTTTTCGTTCAGGCCACGGCATCCGCGGCGGTGTAGTTGTATGGAATCTCGTCGGCAACCCCGGCGGCGGTGTCCCGGTCGGCGTGGCCGATGGGCACCAGCTCGCCGGTCTGACGGTCGGCGTGGTAAAATGTGACCTGCCAGCCGCCCGGGGTCCGGGTGCTGGGGGCTACGATGATCTGCCGCCCCGGGGCAATGTACCGGGTGACGGCGTACCGTGTGACCTGTTCGCAGATGGCGGCGATCCGGGCGGCTTGCGTGGTGGCAAACTCGCAGGTGTCGCAGATGTCCAGGTCTAACAGTTCGTCCGGGTCGCCGGTGACGATGGGCAGCGGATCGAGCTTGATTTCGTGCATGGTCTGCATCTCCTTTTCGTGATATGCCCCCGGCGGGGTGCCGGTGGGTAGTGGGGCGGGGCCGCTTTGGGCGGTGCGGCCCTGCTGGGGTGTCCGGGGTTGTGTTCACGCATTCTGTGCGGCGGCGACCATTGCGGCGCAGTTCATCAGGCGTTCGCTGGGGGCTTTCTCCATCTTTGCAACGGATTCGAGAAGTTCAAACGCTGCGGTTTTGGCTGCGCTCCGGCTGTTCTGGCCGGGGCCGATGCTGACACCGTAAGCGGGGTGAACGGCGTACCAGATCGTGGCCTTGCCAAGGTGGAGCGCGTAGTAGTTGAAAACGCCGTCGGTGTAGCCGTCCCGCTTCTCCGCGTGGTTGGTGGGATTCTGCGGAGTGGTGCAGATAGCGTAAAAGCTGCACTTCTTCCAGCCGCCCGGCTTCTTGTCCGTCACGCCGGCGGGGATGATCTCCGGGGCGGGTTTCGTGGTGGGCTCTGCGGGCTTCTCGGCGGCTGCTATATCCTGCCGGGCTTTGCGCCACGCGCTGAGGGCTTCGGCCTGCGCTTTGCGGTCGGTTTCAGGCACGGCCAGAAAAGCGGCCTTTGCCTTGCATTCCGTCTGCTTGAGAACGTCCAGCGCGTTTTTTGTGTCGGCCTGCTCTGCTGCTGCTTTTGCGGCGGCTTTGCGTTCGGCTGCCAGCTTCTTGTTATAGGCGATGATCTCAGCGGTGGAGCTGAACCGGCCAGCGGGGGCGGGCTTGCTGTCCTGCACCTGCAGGCAGCTGAACAGGTGGGATTTTGTCGGGTAGTAATGCGGATCGGGGGCGGCTTCCTTGCCTTCGGCCTCTGCCGCTTCCTGCTGGGCCTTGCTGGGCTTCGTGGTGTACTTCCACAAGTAGCATTCAATCAGTGCCTTCTCGTGGAGCTTGACGCTCTTCCCGGCCTTCTTCCAGTAGTCGAAGGTGTGCAGCTCGCTGGCTGCCAACATGATCTCCGCGTCGTGGGTGGTGCCGGGGTGCTGGGTGCCGTCGTCCTCAGTCACGGTGATCTGAGCGGCCAGGGCTTCGATCTGGGCGGCGGTGTGGTGTGCGGTGGCGATGGCGTGCAGGGTGGCGGGGGCCAGCTTCTCGGCCTCGCTGAGGATGATCTGATTATTGCTCATGCCTTTCATGGTACTTGCTCCTTTTCGTGTTGTGGTTGGCGTTCGGGATGATCTCCCGGCGGCTGCCGGGGTAGTGGGGCGGGGTCGCTTTACGGTGCGGCCCTGCTAAGGTGTCCGGCGGGGGTCAATCGTCGATGGAGCAGCAGCTCCAAAAGGCATCTTCTACGGTGTCGTCGCTGAAATCGTCCGGGGTGCCGTTGGCGTTCACAACCAACTGGACCCGGTCGAAGATGCGCAGATCGGTTTCGGCATCCACCAGAAAAAACCAGTCGTCGCCGTCCTTCAGGTCGCTGCACCAGACTTGCACCCGGTCGCCGTAGGCGTACAGCCCGCGCACCTCAGCCGGGGCGATGTACCGCCCCAGAGGGCCGACGGTGTAGGGACAGGCGGCGGAAGCGGTGGGGGCCAGCAGCCCGGCGGCGATGGCCAGAGCAGCGGCGGCGGTTGCGATCTTCTTTGAAATTCTCATGGTTCAAATCTCCTTTGCTTTTCAGTTGCCCCCGGCGGGGTGCCGGGGCAGTGGGGCGGGGCCGCTTTGAGCGGTGCGGCCCTGCTGGGGTATCCGCTTGACTATCACCCCCGATCTGTGGTAAACTGGCTTACAAGATGGACGTTCGGAAATTCATCTTGCAAGCCTGTCACCTGCTCAGTGGGTGGCGGGCTTTCTTTTTGCCCACTGTTCGAGCAGTTCCGCCCAAATCCGCCGCTTGACGGATTCGGGGAGCTTGAAAAAATTTGCGCTCATGTGTCGGTTCTCCTTTCGGCTTACTCGCAACCGTTCCGGCTTGTCGTCCGGCTCGCTTGCTGTGGCTACATGGTACCACGCCGAAACAAGGCTGTCAAGCGTGGAACCACGCAATCTACGTTTTGCACAAAAAGCGTGGAACCATGTTATGCAAAATGCACATGGAACCACGCCGACAAATCTTGTATAATATAATTATTCCAAGTGTGCCGAAATGGGGGGATATTATGGCATTGAGTGAAAAGAAAGCGATAACAGACAAACGGCATCAAGACAAGCTAGATAAAATAAAAATTCAGCCGTACAAGAATCAAGGCGCAGCACTCCGCGCGGCGGCTGCTGCCGCTGGGCAAAGCGTACAAGGGTATGTGTTGCAAGCGGTTCAAGCCCGGATGAAGCAAGAGGGCCTAGAGTGGCCGGAGCCGGACAAAGGGGAATAACATGGCGATAACAGAAGCAAAAAGACGAAACAACGACAATTACAACGCAAAATGCGATGCAATCACGATCCGACCACTGAAGGCGACCGGCGCAGCGATCCGCGCCGCCGCCGCCGCCAGCGGGCAAAGCCTGCAAGGGTACATTCTGCAGGCCGTCCGCACCCGGATGGAACAAGAGGGCCAGCCGCTGGAAATTGAGCAGACCCCGGCGGAATCCGGGGAAGAAGGGGGATAA